AGAAACAGTATCTTTGATTTTATCAAAATCGTTTTTATTCTTACCAAAAAAATCTGAAGGCTTCTTTAATGCCACGTTTAATATAACTCCGTCTCTATTATTTATTCTCCTCTTTTACGCCCTGTTTTAGCATCTTAGCAAGTTCTGCTGTAGAACCAACAAATAATGCATTATTGACAGTAGAGGGCCCGCGAGATTGTTTTTCTTCCTCAACATCCTTCAATTTTTTCTGAAGATCCATTAATTTATCTGTAGCGTCAGCAACATTTTTAATCAATTGACCTGCAACTTCATATGCTCTAGGCATTTCACTTTCTTGTGCAAGTTCTAAAATACCATTGATTGCTTCTTGCCCCTTTTCAATTATACTATAAAGATTGCCTCGCGTGTAGTCATAATCTTTTTTGATGTCATCTGAGGTTTCTTTTACTTTTTGAATTTTAGCATTAACAACTTCAGGTTGCACAATATCCCCTTTGATATTGAATTCATCATTTAAACTATCAAACTTATTTGTCATGTTATTGACCCACTAAATCCAAAGTCATCACCCTCTTCAATTAAGGAATTATCGGAAGCATTGACTACGTGTACCTCAGCACCCCTAAGGTGCTCTGTTGCAGTTGTTTTATCTTGTCCTCTTAAAACAGTTAGTTTATTATCTGTGATAGACTTAATAAATATACTCTCATCATCAATTACTATGTAAGACTTGGCGGTCAAACCACTTACACTCTCAACCTCAATCAACTTGGCAGTCTTAGTAGAGTCTACCGAAACTGTTGTAGCAGCATCACCCGTATAATTTTTAATCGCTCTCGGCTCAGTAGAGTAACTGAGAGATCTTTGTGTATTTGCAGTATCTGTTCCAGTGAGATAACTGATAGTAGATTTCTTGATAATATCTTTGGTTGCGGATGTTGCCGGACCAAACATATATGTCTTTGCTGTAAATCTTAGGGTGTAAAGAAGAACCCTTCTAGTTGTAAAATCTCCGTCATAATCATCCTGCATCGTAATATTTTCAAGGATGATAGGAATATCGCGTTTCTCTTGTATCACATCAACTAATTCAACAGTCAAATTATATGATGGTTGGAAGTACGGTAAAATTTGTTCTACAATTTGTAGAGCATCATCATTTAATTTGGACATAATGCTCAGTTCAAATTGCATATTATATGGAACTGGCATATATACTTTTTTTGATTCAGATCCATCATTTGGATCTTTTACAGTATATTGTTGTGTTGTAGTTACCTTTCTTGAACCATCGTATGTTAATCCAGTAAACTCAAATGACATTCTTGGCAATGTCATTGCTGTTGGTTTATTTAAATCTGGCGATTGCTCAAGTCTTGCCAGAAACTTTTGAGTGGGACCATAAGCCAAAGGAACTCTGATGGTATTGACTATATCATCAGAGGCATTAGTTTGTTTGATGGTTATAGAATTAAAAAGAGTACCAAAGGATATGATGGTCCTCCTTAAAATTTCGTTATAAAAATATTCAAACATTTTTGATCCCTATGGAATTACTCTACAGTAAAAGTAACATTATTTAGGGAATACCGAATGGGTTCTGTTCGCTAAAGTCTATGATAGAATCTGCTTCATTTTCTATAGATAGATTATCAGCAAAACCATCATCGGATGGATCGATATTAATCAACCTAAGATCGTAAGAGGCACCTGAAGTTGATCCAGTAATTGTTTCGCCCACAATAAATTCTCCAGTTACAGTTGCAACTTGAAGCACACTATCATCAGAATTCCAAATTCTAACTCTTCCGGTAGATCCACTTACAGATCCAGTTACAATTTCATTAAGTTGGAATGTTCCCGATCCAGTTGATTCGGATGCAGAAACGGTCACTTCTGGTTCTATTAAATATCCATAACCAGCATCTAGAATATTTAAATGTGATATTGTTCCAGCTGTACTCACAGTTGCAATTCCTGTAGCAGTAGCAATACCAACAACTTCTTCAAGATAATTCTTCTCTGATACTTCATTAGAAATAGTTACAGTAGGAGGTGTCAAATATCCACCACCACCAAAAGTAACAGCAATTCCAGTTACAATACCACAATTCTCAATACCAAATTCAAATACAGATGTAGCAATGCCAACATTTGTGGCAGACTCTGACATGGTTAGAGAATTAGACCCAATAGATTGTACAAAGATATCTGCAGGTATAAAGTTATATGGTTTGTTATATCCAACACTCATTCTTACTCTATCTCCTACAATAATATTAGTTGTAGTAATTCCAGTAATAACGCTAGATCCTATACCAACAGTGCCCTCAGTCTTAACTGATGTGGATCTAATGGTTGCAATACCAAGTGCTCTAAAGTTTTCATCTGCTCCTCCAGGATTTGCTATAGAAATCGATGGTGCGGTTAGATATCCAAATCCAATATTAGTTGTTGTAATTCCATTAACCACTCCAGCATCTGTAATAGTGACTGTAGCAGTTGCTCTAACTGGTGATGGATTTCCACTGAAAGATATTACAGGTGCTGCAGTATATCCAAGACCAATGGTTGCTCCAGTACCAACACACCATGGATCTGTAGTGCTATTGAATCCAACTGCTGTAACTATGCCTGATACTGGATGAATTGTTGCAATACCAACAGCAACCTGAGTAGGAGCATCTTGTCCAGATGAAGTCGATATGGCAACTGTTGGAGCAGTTGTATATGCTCTACCAGTTGTACTAAAGGCAATGGACCCCGGATTAACGGATGATCCGGCGATTCCAATTGTCGCAGATGCAAAGCTTGTTCCTGGGTGATCAATCACTACTATTGGAGCACTAGTATAGAATCTACCTCCCGTGGTAATTGCAAGGGAATTTATTACTCCCCCAAGTGCTCTTGTGACAGAAGTTACCATTACACGGAAGTTATTACTTCCGCTTCCACCCCTTGCTTCATAAAAATCATTGGATGGATTGGAACTTACTTCAAAGTCAATACCACCACTGACAGTTGTAAATCCAGTTACACCACCACTTCCATTAACAGAATCAATGCGAATTACTGCATCTGTTCCTCCCATACTTACATTATTTGGAACCAAACTAACTGTTTCATTTGCTTGATAACCACTACCAGCATTGGCTAGACTAACATTTTCTATAATTCCAGCTTGACTAGAGTTAGCAATAGTTGCAGTTGCTTGAGCAACATTTCCTGTTCCCGTAGGTAATGCAAACGTAACTGTAGGTGCTGTTTTATAGAATACTCCACCAGTTGTTCCTCCTGGGAACAGGAATGCAGATGCACCAATACTTATAGGGGCAGATACAATACTAACACCACCACCGACTACAGGACTGTCTAGGACTGCTGTAGCAGCAGCACCAACATGCTTTGGAGCAGATATGGTAACTGTGGGTGAGGTTGTGTAACCAGACCCTCCTGAGGATATTGTAACTATTCCAACACCACCTGTTGTGGAAATACCTACTGTTGCTGCAGCACCAGTTCCACTATTAGAAACGAATCTAACACCAGGTGGGCTTGTATATCCACTACCTGAGTTTAAAATTTGAACCTGTTGAACAGATTGTGCTCCTGGATTTGCACTTTGATTACAAACATTAATCCCACCAATCATTATTGCAGTGGCAATGCCAGTAACTCCTGCAGCTGGAGCGGAGGATATTGCCACTCTAGGTGGAGCAAGATATCCACCGCCTCTATTTGTTAATCTAATAAATCTAATAGCTCCATCTACAAGACCAGCAGATGCAGTTGCAGTTGCAGCTGCACCAATTAAAGTAAGTCTTTGAGTGCTTCCAATAATCGTGGATATACCATCTTCAGTTAATCCATCAGATTCTCCACCAATTAAAACATCATCAATATCATCAATACCTGTGGCAATAACCTCATCTTCATATCTAAAGAGTTCGCATCTTAATTCATAAACATAATTTTTTTGTAGTTGATAAAATGGTTTTTCATGCTCAACAAATTTAATCTCAAAAAGTCTATCCCCAAGAGGAAAATAAATTAAGTCTCCTTCTTTTGGTCTTGTCGATAATTTTATATTTTCTTCATTCTTCATCAAGGGAGAGATATAACTTTCAAATCTTTCCTTTGAAATAATTAAATTTAATTCTTGTTCTTGCTGTATTCCAAACTTTGATAATATTGTTGTGTTATCATTATATCCTTCAAAGTTGTCTATGTAAGCCTCAATTGGATATGCATCGTCAAATTTAGATTGTATTACTTCCCTAATAATTGTTTTTTCAGTTAAATACTTTCTTGGGAGATAATGCACCTCAACACCATACATTCTCAATTGTTCATTGATAAGATCCTGTATTAAATTTTGTTCGGACCTTGCCCCTTGCTGAAAATATGGATTAAGCATAAGATTAACCGATCATGTCAAGTGGTGGGAGTTCATAAGTGTTTGACATAATCTCTCTAATAACATCTAGTTCTTTTTGAGCGTCATCGTATATTTGTCTACCATTCAATTCAATTCCACCGGGAAGTTTGACACCCTGAAATTTTAATAAGTTTTGCCCCCACTGCCGTTTAATAAGTTGAGTGACATATCTCTTAAGAAATGAATCATTCCAAACCCTAGTAAATGTGTTTGGATCTAACAATCTGTAACAATCAATAATAAGATAATCATCCTTTGTAACATCTCCCCAATCAACATCTAGGTAGAGTCTGTCCTGTCTTTGATTAAATCTTATTTGCTTTTCAGTGTTTAATGCAAAGTCCATATCTTCAAGATATCTCTTTGTCATGGCATATGTCAATATCTCAGTAGAACTGAAATAGTACATGTCATTTAAGAACATCTGATATTTCACACTGAACATATTATTGGTCACAGTTTGTGAACCATCATATCTGAATATTTTGTTTATTCCAATAACTTGTGGGGGAACTTGAAGATAGTTGCTATTTTCTTCAAAAGAAAATGTAACTGTAGATCCATCTATAGTTGAATCGGCAGTTGTTGTTACAATACCAACAGTCTTATTATCCCCTCTAGTCCTTCCTCTATCAATATCTCCTTGGGTTATTTTATATTTCAAGTATGTCTGAACCACACCATCAAAATGTCTTTCATGAAAATATTGAAGGGCATCATCTATTAGGTCATCAATTTGCTCATCAGCAACATTGATTTCTAAAACTGGTGCTCCCAGTTGCCTCTTACAATAGTTTATTAGGTCAGACCTACTTGCTGGTTGAGCCATGTATACACTAATTCCTTAATTGTATTTAGGTTCAGGATGAAATTGTATTAAATACATTTACGTTTCCACGAACCAATGGATATGTGGAAGATCCAACTGTCACAAGAACATCATAAACATATCTACCTTCAGTTAAAGCACTAGTTTCAGTGTCTGTAAGAGATATTTTCATTTTCCCATCATAAGCACTGGTAAATCCAACTGTAAATGTATCGGTAGCTCCAAGAGTAGCACCAACAGCAACACTTTTTGCTATGGCACCTGCACCTGAATATCCTGTTAAATCAAAAGCCGCGTTTGAAGTGGTTTTTACATTAAACGTAGTTGAAAAATCTGTTCCACCATAGATGCTTAAATTTGCTCCATATGGAACTCCAGAATCAGGATCAAAAGTTACGTTTTTAGTTGCCATTTGCTAAACCCATTACTTGCATTGTTTCCTGCTGTTTATAATAAAGTTTACAGAAACACTTAGCAATATTTCTAAGTTCTTCGATATCATCACAACTATCTATTTCACCGGACAACTTGGTATATTCAAAACTCTTAGAAAGATTATCTAAACTTATATCATTTGGGTCCATTGATTAACTCCTTTAATAGTGACTTAATTTCGGAAATATCCTCTTTAAGATTAGCAACTTCTTCTTCAATATTCTGTACCTTTTGATGCTCTTTATTTTTTACTTTACGTCTCTCAACGTATTTTTCATGGTCTAAAGAGTTTAGATTCAATATGGCACCAGTTTGTGGATCTCTTGCAAGATCCACATGACCTTTAACTTTATACATCATGCTAGGGCTAGAACTCTTAAGTTTTTAAATCTAGGTACATATGTTTGCGAATTTCCAAGTAATAAAACTTTAATTCTATAGCACTTAAATGTTGGTAATTGATCTATACTAAAGGTATGCTCCTTAAATTCAATTTGAGTGGACTCAAATCCATATGTAGGAGTTTTAGATACAAAGGAATCTGGTGTGCCATCATTATTAGCGATATCAATAATTTGACCCTTAGAATTTAAATTTTTATATCCTGGGAAAGGAACAAAAATAGGATTAAATCCATCTTTGTTGCTAATAGCATATAATACTCTAATATCACAGAAATCATTGATATGAGCATCTAAAATAACTTTTAAGGAAGTTGCAGGATTTTCCAGTTTTATTTCCTTAGAAATATACTGGCAAGCACTTGGATCTGTCAAGATTTGTTTCACTCTAGCATCGGTAGTAATATCCTCAATTTGATTATCAACTCTATTAGTAGTAAGGATAGCACTAACTCTTTGACCATCAACTACTGGAGAAATGCGTGAATCTGTTGTAACTAGATTCACATTCATCTGCATGGATTTAGCACCCTCAATAGATGATAACTTAGCATCTTCATTAACTTTAGAAGCAATTAATCTTGTGCTATTCAAATAATTTGGAATATTTGGAACAATATCCTCAAATTCATTACTAACAAAAGCAATTTCATTACCACTCAAACTTTGACCCGTTATAGTTCTAGCTTCTGCACTAATGGATGTACCTCTTGTAGTTACATTATGAATAATTGGAGTAATAACTTCAAAGGGCATATTTTGAGATGCCTTAATATTTGATCCTCCAAAGTTTCCTGTAATACCCATAGAAAGTTTGGGGAATCCAGAAGTATCAACACTTCTATCATCATTGGAAGCGTTGAATTTCTCAGACATGTCAAGTTTAATATTGTAAGAATCAAACGTTACAGAACTTCCAATAGAAACATCATTTAGGTCATGAGTTTTATTAATCCTGTGAAGATTAACTCCACCCATTTCATACTTATAAACTAATGTTCCTGCTGGATATGTGACAGGATTATTTCCTCTAGTAATACTTCCACCAATAACGTTACCATCAACACTTGTATATTCAATAATCTCATCACCAATCTGCAGATATCCAGTATTTGTGGTTCCTACACTAACATTCTCAAAAGTGGAGAATTTAGATGCATCCAGCACAGAAATACCTGCTGTGGAATTTGCTGAATAAGCAGCAGATAATTTGGTTGGTTTAATATCGGAACGAGTGCCAGATATCTTTACTTTATTATCAGGGAAATACATTCCATGATTCTGATGTAAAACCTTAATATGAAGTCCATCAGAAATTTCAGTGATGGTGTCAATTGTAACATCTCCGCCAGGTGCGGCAGGTAAATTATTATTCAGAGTTCTAGCAATACCAACACTATCAAAGTAATTGATAACACCAACACCGGCACCTATTTTAAACTCACCCTGAACATTATCAAAAATAAGTTCACTAGTTTTACCAATGCCAGAAACAGTGAGTCTTACATTTCTACCAACTGATGCATCACCAATTGTATCAATTCCAACAACATCACCCGTTTGATATCCATTACCACCAGATCCAGTAACAACCACTGAATTAACTACACCGTTAGCGACACCTACAGTTGCCTGAGCACCTCTGCCACTTCCAGAGAGGGTCACAAGATTAACTCCAGTAAATGTAAACGATCCATCAGTTGGGGTTAATCCAATACCTGCATTAGAAATCGTCAGGCCCGTTCTTTCAATAGTACCAGCAACACCAATCAAGGTAGCACTAGCATTAGATGGGTTTATAGTTCCAATACCCTGGAAGAATGTGTTACCTATTTCATAGTTTGCATCTTGAACTGTGGTGCCAAGTCCAACTCTAATTTTTTTAGATGAGACAACAAGAGAATCGGGTTGAAGAACTGGTATTTGTCTATTACCTTCTGTCAGTTCTGGACTATAAAAATTAATAGTGCCAGATTCAATAAAGTCTGCTCGATACATGATAAATTTAAGATCCTCCCATTGGCTTGGTTCCCAAGTAGAAGCATTCTGAGATTTAAACAGTGATCCAAGATATGGTTGGTTAGAAATAAATGCATCAGTTAGAAGATCATTTTCACCAATTCTTGATATATACACACTGTATTTCGTGGAGTTAGATGCAAGTGCAATTGCATATTCCCCTCCACCCTCTAAGAAAACAGGTGCTTTGAATTGAATTGTCGTGGCAACTGATCCATCATTAGAGACTTCAATATCTGAAGGATCAAGAACGATTTCAGAGAAAGGTAGAATTTTCTGTGTTGGGAAACCATTCTCCATGGATCTCAGTTGGAATACCAAAGGAATATCCATGTCATCTTTTGTTCTAAAGAAAACATCGCACTTAGTAACGAACACTCCCGTATCTTCTTCAACCAAGAATGATTGTGCCAAGGGATCATACCAACCAACAATAGTTTCTGTAGTTGTTGATGCAATTGTTTGAGATCCAACAACCTGAGTTCCAAGATTTGTATTTACATTTCTCTCTTGGAATTCTTGTCTTCTTTCAATTCTTGCATTTCTAACAGAAATAATATTTTCTTGAACTGTTTCAAGTGTTCCAGAAGCAGTGTATGTCTCCTCAGCAAGTGTTGTTGCTACATCTGGATCATTATCTTCATCATTAGTGAGGGTAAAAGTTTTAGTACCAGTTTCAAATCTTGGATGATTTGCATTATTTGGATTTGGAATAAAGAAACTACCCGTCAAATTTGCAGCAAGGTCAGTAACAAGTCTATGATTTGTTACAACTGCTTCTGCACCACTTGTGGATCCTCTGAGAACCATTCCCTCTGCAATAAGACCAAAATATTCTCCTTGAGGCTCATTAGATAATGCAAATGTGTCAACATTTAAAATTGATGAGGTTGCAGAGTATATTGCAGATAGTGGTGTTCCATCATAAGGACTTTCACGGAAAACACGATCAGGTGCATTGTATTCACCTTCTCTATGATTAGATTGAGCTACCCTAAAGGATATTCTAGGTATTTCTCCAACTAACTCACTAGGAACTGGTCTAAATCCAATATCCGGCATTCTTCCAATAACAGTTTCTCCAACCTGAAAGGTTCCGGAGGTCATGTTTATTTCAAGGAGTTTTGGAACACAATACTCGTCAACCTGCTTTCCATCAAAAAATGCATGCAATCTTGTAAGAGGTTTCATTCTCTTAGCAATAAACTCAACATTTCTTGATCTCATGAATGCTACAAGATCTCTACTTACAGTTCTGTCTCCTACAGATTCACGATCAAACTGTTCAGTAACAAATAATTGAGAACCAGTCCTCGACTGTTCCTCAGTTCGGATTGTTTCTCTTACAGTATCTTCAATAGTTGTTGTAGTTGTGTCTGTGACCCATCTTGCTACACCACTGCCACCATTAATCCAACCACCAACACCTCTTCTACCACCACTGGTGGTAGTTGTTCTTCTTGTGGTTGTATCATTAAATTCAAAACCGGTCCAATTTGTTTGCCATGAATTCCATACCACAGGAGCAAAACCAGTTTGTGGATCAAGATTTTCTGTTTCTTGAAGTAATTGAACTTGAGCAGTATAATCACCTTCAACATCAATAATCTTAGGTTCAAGTCTTACGGTATCAACCCAAGTATCAGATGCAGGGATTAATTCTAGTGTGCCTTGCCAGAAACTAATTAGGAAAGGAGTAACACTTTCTGTTCTAGTTGCAAAAGGTTGATTGATATATTCAACCTCACTATAATCAAGAGTAATTACATCACTCGACTTTCTTATGTTAATACCTTCTGGCTGAGCAAATAACAAGTCATTATTGGGATCTACATTTACAACTGGTCCAAAAATAAGATCAATTGAGTTCGTGTAGTGTCTTGGTCTTAGTTCTTTATGAGCCCTATCAATACTGTTTTTGATCCTTGCTTTACTTTCTTGTCTCTGGAAATCAGTAAAGTTATCTACAAAGAAACCAGACTTAAATCTGTTCAATCCATCACCATCGGGAACGAAAAGATTTGCCGTATTTACTTCAAGTAAGGAAAGTGATGTATAATACTCAAGATTTGAAATTCTATTATCAAGTTTTTTGATATCTTTCATTTGATATCTCTTGTGTTCCAAGAATCTTATGGATGCTTGGTTAACATTATAGAGATATGGTGGAAGAGTTATTGTGGCAACCTCCATAGCATCATCGATGGGATTAGGTGGTTGCGGTAGTTCGGATGGAGATCCATATACAATTTGAAACTTTCCTGTCTTATCTAAGAAAACTCTATCAATTCTTCCAAGATAATGTGTAAATGATGTTAGGATTGCTTCATCCGATGCCAACGCATTTGCTGCAGAATTACCATCACCATCAAAAGTTCTTCCAAAGAACTCAAGAGGAGATCTTGAACCCTCAGAGACGGTATATTCAGAAACTCTTGGCCTGATATCAATTATATCAGTATTTGCATCTCCATTAACTGCTTTGATTTCGGTTGAATAATCAAAGTTTCTATAAGATTCAACAGTGGTTAGATCTCCATTATCAGTTGAATCAAAAGATGCACTCTTATAATAAATTTTTATTCTCTTAGATGGGAAAGATTTACCTTCTTTAAGTATAATTCTTCCTTGATCATAGAAAGTTTCTTCTTGACCGGTTCTAAATTTATAACTATCGGAGATATCAAAACTATCATCAGCAAGAACCGACAATACTGCTGATGTTCCAGTATCTTGGAATATTACAGTTTCTCCTTCAACAAATTTCTTATCATTTTTGGAAATATATGAAATCTGTGCTGAGGTTAATTTTTCTGCAACAATTCCGCTTGCGCCCGAAGATTGTCCAATAAATGCTTCACCAATCACCAACTCTCCAGTTGTGGTTGATGTACTGCTAATGAGTGACAAAGATGCTTTTGGCGCTGACGCTGAACTAGTATCTGAAGATTCAAAAATACCATGAACTTCAATAACATCAGGAACATTTAGAGAAATAGTGATATCTTGAACTCTAGTTCCGTATGGAAAATTACCAGTTCCATAATCCAACCCATCGTTTAGGGTTGTTGATCCAATACCAGATGCTGGATTGTTTGATTTTTCAACAACTATAGATTTAACACTATTTTTAATCTTAACTTTTGATGTCGGTTTAATTTTCCTCAAAGATACTATTAGAGAAGCACCTGTATCATTGGCACCAAGACCAAAGATATTCATTTCTTTTCCACCACTAACAATAGTAAGTTTATCGGCGGATAATGCCTCAGTTTCACCATCTGATCTAATCAGAGCATACCTTTCCTCATCAAATGGCAGGAATGTTTCATTAGGCCCTGCTGTTATATTAGCAGAAAGTTGACCATTGGAAATATCAACTGATAATACTTTCCTTATTGTCAAACTTGCATCTGTAAAATCTATTGATTCAATATCTGTTCTTGGTAACCTTGTATAAAGGGTGCTATCAGAAGAAGGATCAAGTTTTGTAGTTACAAGTTTTAAGTCACTTACATCGATATTAGCAGTCGGAAGAGCCCCAAATGCAATTCCTGGAACTGGTGTTACCGCGCTGAGTCCAATACTATCGATTCCAACACTTGCAACTCTTGCAACTGATATATCAGTTAAGGTTAATGAAGTATTTGTATATTCTACAAGATTTCCAACTTTAAATAATCCTGGAAGAGCATTGCTGGTGCTTCTTACCGTGCTTATACCACCAGACGCAGCAGAAATAGTTGCCACACCAATGTTAACTACTGGAGATTGAACAACATCGGCAGCAAATGTGTTAATACCAGTCAATCTATTATTACTTCCAAAAACAGATTTTACATCTGACAATGAATAAGCTGTTACCGCTATTGCAATTCTGCCATCAGCAACACGATTAAATGCTAAAGGTTCATTGGGAATAAAGTCTCCTTCAACTTCGTAAATTGATAATGCATTTGAATCAGTAACAGCATCCTTAAGAAATCCAGTTGCGCCACTTCTAGAACCTTCAACAAAAGTTGGGATAGAAAGACTAGTCGCCTGATTAAGAACCAAATCTACTGTTGTTTGAACATCATATAGAGAAAGATTCCATTCATTAAGACTACTATTGGTAGTATCATAAGATCCAGATTCTAATCTATAATCATATACCCTAGCAACACCAATCTCTCTACCTGCAGGAGCAGGAGTTCCACCAGTTCCATCCGTGTTAAGACCAACTCTTTCATCTCTTAAACTGAGAATATATGTGTTACCAACACCAACATCTGGTGATCTCCAAGTTCTATTAACTCTTAATGTTGGACCAGTATTATAAATTATAGATTGATCGGTAATAGTTGCTATCGTTCTTGGTTTAGGAACATCAATAAAAGTTGTATTGGTGATCTCAAGATCATAACCACGAACAAATGCTCTACCAGGAGAGAATTTGTAAATCATCAGATCATCTGATGGAGTTTGTCCGCCATAAGTTAATTGGCCTGCGTTGTATATTCCTCTATTTCCTTTACCATTGTCAAGTGATTCCTTGACTGTTAAATCAAATGCTTTTACATAGTAGTCTCCAGACTCAGCAAAAGTTCTTTTTGCCATAATGTCTCTAAGAGCGAGATATCCTGGTCCTCCACCAAGATCACCTCTATCAACCTTAGTTTTTATGTTTCCATTTTCAATAATTGCCAGTTCAACAAACTGGTCATCGTTATAATCGGTTAAAGATTTTTTAAATAAACTTAAAGAAATTTTTAGTCTATCTGCACCTGGTGCAGCGTAATTATTAAATCCTTGAGAATTATCATTTAAACTTTCATCTTCATCAGCATTTACAACTGTCTCACTTACAAATAGACCGACCCTATAATTAGGTACGTTGGTGTATTGGTCTAAGATTAAAGTTTCTGTGTTAACATTAACAAAGTTACCACGAACAAAATATACTCCTTCCTGAATTTGGAAAGCACATCCCGTGGCAGCTGCCTGATTTGCAACGGTCACCGCAAAAGGAGATCCAGCGGCAATGGTGGAGTTTCCAAGGAGACCGGAAGCAATAATTCGGTTACAAGTTAAAGATTCTCCGTCAGAGAAATTTTGAGTTGAATTATTTGATGTGTTTGAACTTAAATAATTGATATAAAGAGTAAGATTTCCTCTTTCAGAATCTTCAGGTAAAAGAACCTTATCTACAACCGCAGTTACTCCGGATGATACTCCAGTAATTTTAGTTCCAACTAATTGTTCAGCATATGCCGCAACAGGAACCCCCAGATAATTATTCTGTAATTGAACACAATAATATAATTGAGTATAACCAGTATTACCTGGAATTACCTTTGCACCCTCTTTAAAAAAGTGTTGACCAAACTTTTCAACCTGATTCTGAAGAATAGATTGTAAGGTAGTTAATTCTCTTGCCTGGACCGGATATCCAGGTTTGAAAAGCACCTTATGGTAATCATCTACCGGATCAAAGTCATCAAAATATGGTGCTACATTGAGGTTCGTTTGCTGTGGCATAATTCTTTAGAACTGCAAAATAATTTTGATATCTTCTTTTTGGTTAGATGATCTAGTAATTGAAGGTCTATTATCTACGTAAATAATATTGCCTGCATGTTTTTTAACTTCAGGACCTGCAACCCCACTGGTAAATGACTGACCAAGATAATATGTACGATTATTTATTACGGTTGTAATACCACTAAAGTTTTCATCAATTTGTAAATTAGATCCAGTTGAAGGTGTAATTGTAATAGAACCACCAGTTGCTGGTGTAGATGTAAATTCTTCTACACTAAATCCATAAGTTGGGTTTGTAACTCCAACCCCAGCAGATGTAAATCCAAAAGAGGATTTATCTTGCCAAAACTTAAGAACACCCGTTGTCTGATTGTAATTAACTACCCTACCAACAGCAGTTGCTCCCGTTCCAATAGTTTGAACAAATGTTGAATCCGCATCGAATGTTGCAGAGCTGTATCCAACTCCCGTTAATTTAAGTGCGCTAAGAACACTTGCTTTATCCGAAGTTAATACATTTCCAGTAGAAACCTCTGGATTTTCAATAACACCTACTCTGGCAATTTGATTTCCTGTGATAAAATCGGGGTTTTCATTATCATTCTCAATTCTAGAGTACATTAAGACATTATATGCACCTAATTCTCTATAAATGTCTTTTCCATGTCCACCCTGAGGAGACATGATAACATTAAATCTTGGAATAGTGGTTCCTGTAGGAACGTTACCAGCTTCCAGATTTACGCTTCCATAACTATAGTTCGATCCTTGATTTGAAATAGTGACTCCACTAACTTTAGAATCTGCTCCAACTGTTATAGTGCATTCTGCTCCTGATCCATCACCTTCGATAGGAACTCTTGTGTAAGTTAAATTTGCAGTTCCAATACCAACTCCAGCATTAGTTACAGTTACAATCTTAATAGATCCATCTATAGCATTATCTCTCACTGGAGCATTATCACTACTAGATTCCCAATTAGCAGGGACTGGCATAAAATCAGTAGATTCAAATTTTACAACCTCATTTGGTTTAATAGTATAAAGATACTTCCAAATATATCCATCACCGCTAGACCCAGCAGATCTTGGTTCTAAATCAGTGAAAGTTGGTTCGTCAAGAGATGGTCTGCCATTTGGATTATCTGGATTAGTTCCATTTTGCAAACAAATATAAACTCTGAAATCGCTATTCAGTACATAAAAGAATGATGAATATAAATTTGTGGCACCAGACACTGCTGCAGTATTAGTAACACTATAATCATGACGATACATGTCATAGGTAGTTCCTGATGTCCAAGTTCTTTTAGGTATTACTTGTCTAACGTCAGAAGAATTAATTTTCTTCAAAGCGATCATTGTATCCCAATAATCATTCTCTTCGGAGAAATTATCCTTTGGTGCAGGGGGAGATGAATCCCAATCACTTTGATAATCTGTTGGATTAGGTAATCCAATAAAAGAATAATATGCGTTGGAACTGGAACTAACTCCAGATACAAAATTTTTCGCATTCAAAATTCTAATTTGATCAGTTATAATTGCAGCCATTTTGTGCCAGTTTAATGGAGTTTTTTTTATTTATCACACATCAAGTGATGTAGTTCTTAAATTTAAATGGAACAGATCTTTCTACTCTCATTGATGTAGTAATTCCAAGAATGCCATTATTAGTAAATGATGTGTAAGTATTTACCCCTGCTCTTTCAGGCAATATAATCTTACCCCAACTATAATCACCATATCCAGCAACGGTTGATGTGGATTGTGTTCCGATTCCACTAGTATCAAATTTTGGATGATTGATGTTTACAAACACTCTTCTGCAAACCGTTGTTCCAATTCCTACACCAGAAGAATTCAAACGAATTGTTCTTTGAACGTCTATAGCGCGAGAAACAACATATACATTATCAACGAAGGATTTACCAACACCAGTTGTTGAACCATCAGGACTAAGTGCTATAATTGATGTGGTTGCAGATCCTACATTAGAATTGTTAACAATGAAGTAATCTCCCTGCTCTAATCCACTTAAGGTTACTGCTGTTCCAACTATAGATTCATCTCTTAATTGGGAAGTGAATGGAATATGTAAGTCAAAGACAAACTGGGTAGTGAGGCCACTAGTTGTAGTAGTTCCAAATCCAACAATAATTCCAGAATCTCCTGCAAAATCAGTAACTCGGTTTTCTTCCTCACTATACCCTGGTTCACTTATCAAGACTGTTGGTGGATTTGTGTTTGTATATCCAGTTCCAGCATTATTAATAATGACAGAAGCAATTGTTCCTCCTACACCAATAACTGGATTTGCCAATGCAGTTGTCAGTCCAAGATGTGGAACAAGATGCGAAGTTGATCCAATCGTAACTGTAGCAGTGCTGTATCCAACACCACCATCAGATATAACAATGGATGAAATAGTACCTGTATCACTTACAACAGCAGTTGCAGCTGCTCCTGAAGTAACCTTTTGAGATGCAAACTTAACTTTCTTTTGGAACTCCACAGAAGTGTTATTTTCGTTTTGTGGATTGAAGAAAGGTCTTGCTCTATCAACATATATTACTGTAGATCCAATACCAACTGATTTAATAATATATGCATATGGGTGAATTTGGGGTTCATAAAGTTCCCTATCTTTACTAACACGTTTTTCATTAATAATTTTGTCTTCAGTTTGTCTACACCATTTAACTCTTCTTGTTAAAGTTTCATCTTCAGTATTTCCTGGACCAAAGTACGGGAATGTTTGAACCTGATCTGTAGAATTGACATTAGTTACTGTTCTTGCTTCTTCTTGTAATGTTGAAGATTGTCCAGCAACATCATCATATCCAAGGGTTAGTGTATCACCCGTTTTAACAGTTTCAATAATTTCCCTAAAGATAACATCTTGATCATCTCCACTTCCCTTATAGAAGATAATTTTAACACTATCACCAGGATTCGGTGCCTCAGTAAACTTAATTACACTACCACCTGGGAACTCATAACCTTTACCAGGTTCCTGAAGAATATCATTAACCGTTACAATAAGAACTTTTTCAACATCAACTTTAGAACCTCTTGGTGCTCTGATAGAAATTTGTGAACCTGCAAGGGTAAGGTTAAATGCTTTAGTTACTCCATCAAAAAGAACCGATAGATCATCGAGTGGTTGAAGAACACCAATACTCCATCCAGTAAACTCATCGGTAAATACTTTTTGAACTGTAAGTTCAAAACTTCTAAAGTCACTAATTGAACCAGTTGTAGGAATTCCAGTAAGTCCACCGGTTGGAATAGTAAGAATTTCACCTTCTTTGTATCCTATACCCTTATTATTAATAGAGAAATCAATTATGCTAGAACCATTACCAACAACAACATCAACAGTTCCATGTTGTCCAGAATTTGCTGCACCAACATAATTAAGTGGTATATTCGTGTATGAAAGTGGATCATCAACAAACAGAGATAGTGGTCTATTGACTTTGCCGCATCTATTGTAGAAGTGGGCGCAGGTTGAAGTTCCTGTGTTGACTACAAAAGTAGTAGGACTAAGAACTGCTATGACAGAAGAACCACCAGATGCAAAATCATTTCCACTAGCAGACTTGTTTTTCTTTCTAGGTGCATTGATAATCGCACCTTGTACTGTTCCGCCAGTCTTATAAAATGTTGGAACCGTAGATGGACCAGTATTAACAACGAACTGAGTAGAACTCAGAACTTGAAGAACAGGAACTCCACAATATGCGGGATCAGTTGTCCTTGGATAATAATGTGGATTAACAGCGTCATATTCGCAGGTCATTCCAATACTAGTCAGAACAACACCTTTTCCTACCAACAAATTATGTGCTGTTGCAGTGGTAATCGTTGTAATACCACTTACTGTGCTGTAACCAACGTTAGATACATTAACAGGTGGTGCATAAGTACAGGTGAATGCTATACCCGATAATTGAATAGCCTCACCTTCAGTCAATCCATGATCAGTGGATGTGGTAACAGTTGTTATACCTGTAATAGAACTGTATCCAACGTTAGTGATTGATTTTGTGGGATAGAACCTTGGAGTAGAATTATTTGTTACTGAAATAGCAGTTGAAACATGTCCATTGATAATGGTCGCAAATCCAACATGATATATTGAGGTTTCAACACCAACACTTGTAGAGGCAGCACTGATATTAACAAATCCAATCGGAGGATTATCTACAACAATACGAGCCTGAGTACCTGTAGGAATTCCTATAGACAGTGCCTGAGATTGAAGAACTCTAGCAAAGGTTGATGAGGAAGATACGATAGTTCCTCCATAATAAGGATCGGCAATTCTTCCAAATTCAATCGTACAGTTAGTTCCTGTATTCAGTTGAGGTAAGAGATCAAGAACGCTTCCCGTGTTGGGAATGAATATTTCTGTAGATCCAATTCCTACAAATTCATTTGTATCAACAAGGAATTCATAACTTTCAGCAGCTCTATACCCAGATCCAGTATTACCAATTGCAACATCAGTAAGAACTCCTACATTAGTTACTTTAGCGGTTGCACCTGCAGAAACCAAAGGTTGATATCCAAATCCCTCTGATGATCCAACGGAAAGAAGAACGCCACCTACAGGTAATCCGGAAGTGTTGGCATCTGTAATTGTGGAACTTGCAGCTCCTGTAAAAGCGACAGTGGTAATACCAGCACTCTCACCTAGTGTAAAGTCCCTAGTAAGTCCAGGACCCTGTAAAATATCATTAACTAAAATGATTGCATTTCCGGTAGAAATACCACTAATATCATCTGATCCATTAGAAGTCAATGTGTATACTGAGGTGTTACCATCAAACTTATTTGCAACACTATCAAAGATATAGTTTGTATGATAAGTATCAGTGGTGGCTCCTATAGCACCAGATCTCATAAACATTCTTCCTTGGAAAGAGGAACTTGCAGAAATGCCTTCCCAATCTCTTTCATCTGGTGGATTTGTCGTGCTACCAATAGGTACAATACCATAGGGTGCTTCAGAAAAATGAACAATACTGTCAGTAATGTTGTAATTTCCAACAACCTTAGTAATTGGATCACCAGTTGCTCCAAATCCAATTATAGTTCCTAGTTGACCTCTTTTAACTCTAACTGAATTTGTACTTCCGATACCAATGGCAGTAATCTTCATAATTTCATTACCCATCTTAATGAGATCGGATCCAAAATATGATTGTATACCACTTAGTTTAATAACATTATCAACAGTGGTAACATTGGTAGAAAGACCTGTTGTTTGCGAGGTTGCAACTACAGGAGATTGAATTAAGTTATCAAGTGCCAATAAACATCTTGAGTTTTGATTGGTTGCAGTAAATCTATGTGAGGTTCCAACTCCAACACTTGCAATTTCCATGGGAACTGCAATTCTCTTCAATGCATTTTCTGCACTGGATGCAAGTTGAATCTTGTCATCACCAATTTTAATTGCGTACAGATCAGTATTGATTGGTAGGAATTCAGTATTACCAACTCCAGGAATATTTGTTAAACCAATACCAATGGAGGAAGTAATCCCACCATTTCTGTCATAACGAATCCTCTCTCCAGAAACAAAGAAGTGGTTTGGAATTCTAATTGTATTTGCATCAACACTGACAATGGTAGAGTCATTCCCTAAGAAATATTTTTCAAAGACAGGTGCAGATCTATGTTCCAGAGTAAAGGTCTTCTTGACGGCATTTTCTGTTCCTTCATATCTTGAAAAATTTGTTAGGAATAATCCATTACCAAAATTTCTTTGATCTCTACCATCATCTTCAAGTCTTAATGCCTGAGTAAAGACCTTAACATCAACAGCAATATTTGCTTCTGGAGTAAATGTCAAAGACATACCACCACTACTACCATTAAGTCTGGCACCAAAAGTTCCAAGTCCACTTATGTATGGTAAGTTTGTGTCAGTCTCTACAATACCAAAGTCCTGAACTTCTACTTCTCCAGTCCCATTTTCATTACTATCAGTATCCATGAGAATAATTTCTCTCATTTCATAAGTATTATTTGTTGTATCAGTAATTGATACCATAAAGTATGCAGAATCATATTCGTTAATATAATCAGCAACTGTGGTTATACCTGGAGTTCCGGAAGCAGAGATCGTTGTTGAAGCTCCTTCAAGAAGGGCATGTTTCATTTGATCCGTACTGATTCCACTTATACCATCAGTACCAAAACCAATCTTTAAATTATTACAAGTTAGTGCTGTACCAACACTTGGTATAAAATCAACTTTTAACGCACCACTATCAAGATATGCAAAGTATGTTCCAAATCCAGGACCAGTAAATGAAGTGCTATTTTCATTTGATACTAATCTACCAAATTCAGTTATACTAACCTCAGTATCATCATGAATAATATTCAATTCGTCATATTGGTGATCAATACCATTTTCATCTGAAATGAGCGACATGACCTTCATTGACCTAGTTGTTGCAGCCGTTGATACAACAGTTGTTCTAGACCCAGCACCTGCGGGAATAGCAAGACTGTTTGTACGAATGTCTACAGAACCATTACCTAATACAATAGAAGTTCCAAGACCGACAACGTTATCATCCAGATGATATGCCAAACTGACAATTTGATAATCATTAACAGCAAAATTTCTTGGGAAGAATTGTAATGATCCTTGAGTTCCGGCAACTTTAAAGTCAAAGTCTGCAAGATCACCTACACTAACCATTCTTCCATATTGATTCATAAATGCAATTTGACCATCTTGAAGCATGGATACTATTCCAAATTGCCTTTCACTATCAAATCTCTCATCTTTAAAGTAGATGAAATACTTTATGAATCTACTGGTATTAACATTAAACTCATCAATTAATTGGAATCTAGTTGCTCTTGGATTACTATTAAATTGACCACTAAAATCATCAAATTCAACGGCTCTGTTTCCGAATGATTCAAAGAAATCTGTTAAAATTCTACTTGAGAAAATAATTTCATCTGAAAAAATACTATTGGAAGTATTAAGAGAATTTTCTGATGCTAAATCAAAATCATAGAAACAATTAAAGTCCCCAATACTGTAAAGATCATTAACCACACTAAAATATGAAAGTTCTGTGGATAATCCAACCTTCATTGAGTTTGTTTCAATTTCAATATACTCTGATGGGGTTTCTAATTGATAATCGGCAAACTTTTTAAATCCTGCAGTATGATTTGTTGTACTTACTACATCATTCCAAGTATCAAAATCAATTCGTGATCTTAATGAATATGAAAAATTCTGATAGTAGAAACTATCCTGAATTCTCTGCATATTAGCATTAAGGAACCCAGAATCAGTAGTAGATCCTTTAATAACTCTTGAGGACGAATCTGTGTTAAGGATAGAATCATATACTGTCACCTTATCTGCAATTCCTTGAGTTTTGGAATCGAGTCCCTCTATAGTATCCCCTTTTATAAAGTTTTTAGATGTTGAAACTCTAAGAGTTCCAGTCTTTCTATCCCAACTTTCCACAATTCCTGATGATGTAGATGATTTGACTTCCTCGCCATTAAGAAATTCATTATCTTTTAGATCAATACTGAAAATTGGGAAATGTCTTTCCGAAATAACTCTTCCTCCAGAGTTAAATTTATCAAATACTCCAACAAACTCACCTATAGATTGATCAAATAAACCATCAAGTGAATAACTAAAAGTAGCTCCAACTCCACCCAAATTTTTATCAACTTGGATAACAGGGAATAGTTTATAGTTGTGGTCTGAGGAATTATATCCTATTCCGGTAGATCCAATACCGATACTAATATTTTCGATAAGAACTTTATCACCAACTTCGACAGGAAAAACATCACTAGAACTAAATCCAGTGTCTAGTTCGACAGTTACCTGATTAGTCTCTGTATTAAATCCAATAGTACTAATTCCACATCCATTTGTATTATTAATTGGTATAATAGTTGGAAGGGTATTACTTATTCCTTTTGTATTCTTAAGGATAGTTACCCGATCATCGCCAAGATTGTAATCAAGATCCACATCAGTAATACGTTGACCTGTTTTTCCATCAAACGCTAGTAATCTTGGTGCTGTAGAGTAACCTCTTCCAGCAGAAGATATTCCAATAAAATCAAAAGATTTTAAAGATTTAATGCTAATGATGTTTGGTAGTGTAATAGATGGTCTAAGTGTTTTATCTGATGGGAAATCAAATCCAATATCTTTAATTCGAGTTTTGGTTATTTTTCCAATTTGATTACTTTGTGCCTCTAAAATTATACCTGTACCTCTAGAAGTTGTAACTGTGGTAATGCCTGGCAATGATGAGTAATCTTTTCCGCTGTTAATAACTTCAATTCTTGTAACTGAACCTTCAGTATGAGTGCAATCTGTTTCATAAGTGATTTGAGCAGAAGAAGTTGAAGAGATATAGGAAGATTTTTCGGGGGTTTGAGCAATGGTAAATCCAAAAGAGTTTGGTCTAGCAACAGAAATTTTATGCTTCCCGTTGTAAAGGCTATCCATAACGGATAAGGTGTTGTGTTCATGAACCTCATTATCAATGGTAATTTCTGATTTTACCGCAGGAACATCACCACTCTCATATGTTGGATCAAGTCTGTAATAAAGTTCCTGGGGAGTTTTATCATTGACAGTTAAAGTAACTTTTGCAGTTCCATCAATACCAACCCTGCCAGTCCTAGTTAAATCATATCCAGTGTTACCAACTTTCCCAACATATTTGTTAGTAAAATTACTATCGGCATATAGATTAAATTCAAATGAGGGATACTGTGTAGATTGAACCTCATGTGAAAGAGTTGAACTCGTTAGATTAAATGTAACAATGGAATCTTTATACAGTTTTAATGGAGGGTTAATTGGATTAATTACACCACCATCACCAGTGCTTCCAATTCCAATTGTTCTTGGAATTGAATTTGTAGCGTTTTCAAATGTCTCAGAAAGTTTAAAAGAATTTCTATCAACTATGGAAACATAATACATGGAATTATTAGAAAGTCCTTCAGTAGGACTGATAACACTTTCATTGTAGATAATTTTTTGGCCATGAATAAATCCATGATTATTAATTGTGATGACATTAGTGTCAGTGTTAATTCCAGTAGAAGTATATGATTTTGGATCTATAATTATTCTTCTATTATAATCATCATATGAAACATTGAATGCAGATGTTACTCCTGGATTTACATCTAAAATTATATCGTGTCCAATATGAATTCCATGACTCGTAGCCGTGGATACTGTAACCGTATTTCTGCTAACGTCTCCGGTAATAACATCGTGATTGGTTTTAATACTATGCTTAACTCCAGTTCCTATTCCAAGGAAAGAAACAGTAGTAATGGTATCAGAATCGACCGTGCCTTCAAATATTCCGGTGCTTCCAAGACTGACCCTTGCAGTTGCTAATCCAATTAAATTATCTCTAATCTTAGCTACAAAGAATGTAGAACCATCAACAGCTCTTGTTCCTATACCAATGGATCCAAAATCCTCACTATTATTCCCAAGGATAGCGGTATGATTGTCCTGAATAATAATTCCTTGACCGCCATTCAAAGAATAAGTAACTCTATCACCAGTCTCAAGACCATGATCCTTAATAAAAATGGTTTTAGTTGGTATTACAATGGATGATGCACCAGCACCTGGATTACTGAAGAAAATAGTGCTACCAATACCCACTCCACCAGTGCTTCCTAATCCAACAGACTCTACTGGATTGAAATATATTTCTTTATTCACCCGATAATCAACATCTGTTTTAAATCCAACAGGTATGCTAATTTTTCTTTGGGTAATTGTTGCCGCAGTTCCAACAGTGTGGGCAACTCCAACAACACCGTTTATAGCTCTCTCAACCCTGACCCGTGATAATCTCTGATCAACATTAAGAATTTTTACTTGCTCAGTCCCAATCTCAAGGATATCATTCTCTCTAATATTTGGATAATTAAGATTTCCAGTTAAATTAAAGAATGTGATAAATCCAGTAAACTCAGCAGTTCCAATACCATTAGTTGCAACCCCTACACCAGCAATCTTAAATACATCAGAACTAATACCCGCAAAGTGTACTCCATCAATACCTGATGTAGTTGTTGATAATCCACTTATTGAAATTAAATCTGCATTTGAGAATTGATGTGGATTATTTGCAAATAATAGACACTTGCCTTTCCCATTAGGATAAATTTCTGCATTTTCGATAGAACTAGTGGCAACACTTACACTATCAACAGACTTTCCTAAAAGGTGTGAGACCCTTGCAGAAACGCCTCCACCACCTGTTTCAGACTCATTGAATACAATCGGATCTCCTACTTTGTAATTATCACCACCAGTGATAATACCAACAGCATCAACTCCACCTTTCGCAGCATTTACAACTTCAATTTTTTGATTTAGATTTGATGGTAAGGAAAGATACTTATATTGAACATCTCTATCATCAAATAAGTTATATGGGGTAGTATTCTTTAAATAATTTGTTGTATTAATTTTAAAGTCATCTTGATTTGATACTTTTGCAAAATTAAATTCATTTGGTTTTGCGTGGAAATTTTCTCCAATCAGATATGGGAATTTTGGTCTTCTAAAATTAGTAAATGGAGACTGAGTATCTGCCTCATCAGTTGCGATGGTAGCGAAGTATGCGTAAGTTCCGTTAGGAAACTCTGGAGTTACGCAATGTCTTCCATTGTTCTCATCAAGAACAGATTCACTAGTTTTATTCTCATAAACAAAATCATTAATGAAGAAACCTGATGGCCATATTGTCAAAGGAGGTCTTTGCTCTGCCGTTGCTCTCTCAACATACCCAGTTTCCATAGGGGTAACTGATCCACCAGATCTAGAGGAATATCCGTATGGTCCGTAAATTGGATGGCCATCATATGACCATCCAATAATTGGAGAGTGGTTTTGCGAAATCGCTTCTTGCTTAGTATTGACGTTTATTTCCAAATCAGACTTTCCATAAAGCTGATTCCCATCACCATCAACAGAGTATACTAATTGTCTCAACTTCCTTGGAGCATATATGTGACAATATTGCATTCCAAAGTCTTCATTGGTTCCAGTTTCAATGATTCCATCATCATCCGAAAGTGAGAACAGATATTTTTGGAATAAATTAACTCTCCAGGTTTGTAATTTTGCCTTTAATATTTCACCATCACCTGGATGAATGATATTAACTGCAGTTGTATTTTGATTATATCCAATTCCAGACTCAATAACTTTGACTTCTGTTAAAACACCATTATTCAATATTGGAGTAACAACAGCACCGATACCATCTCCCACGATTGATACATCAGGAGGAGAAATATATTGTCTACCTGGGTTTAATACAAGAATTTCATCTATTCTTCCTTGGTTAATAATTGCTTGACATTGTGCGTCCTCTCCAGAAACTGCTATGACGGAAGGAGGCCTATCCAGATTTAAAACCTCAGATGCACCATAACCAACACCATTATTTGTTAAATTAACAGATGTAATTTCTCCTCTAAAAATTGGTTGCAATTCTGCCTCAAAAGTTTCTAAACCAATAGAAGATATACCAATTTGACCAGAAATTGATACGGAAATGTCAGGGTAATTAAAACTATGTGTTCCTACGCCTTTTGAACTAAATTCAACATATTGATTGGTATCATAAAAAACTTTTTTTGTTGCCGTGGTTAATCCAATATTTGTCAGTCTAAACTTGTTAGTATCTAATACAATAACATAATATTCAGTCCCATCTGTCAAACCACCAATAGGAGTTGAACCTGCAGTGTACTTTAATATTTCTCCAGATTGATAATCATGATTACGAATTTCAATACAATTTTGGGAGGTGCTTACACCACTTGTTGCAGCAGCAGATCTTTTTTTGTTTTCATATCCCTCACCACCAGAAATGACTGAAATAGACTCAACAATTGATTTTTTATTTACTGTCTGAAAACTATGAGTTCCTTCGCCATATTTTGTCAGTACTACTGTGTTAATTCCAGAGATAACATCAGAAAGATTATTATGAAGCGTGATTGTAGTATTATCAGTGGTTCTTGCAAAATACTTTGCGTCCGTTGTTAATCCAGAAACACCGGCCTGACCATTAGTTCTGTATATAACATGTTCGCCATTTCTTAATTTGTGATAAGTTGAGAAACCAATCGTAGACGTTGCTTCCCCAGTGCTGATACCAGCAGACGCTACATCAGCAAAGAACGAAGCTGAGTGATCAATCAACTTCATATTGGGTTTTGCTACCGCTCCAGAACCATTACCTCCAGTAATGGTGATAACTGGAACTTCATCATAATCAAATCCTGGATCGTTAATCCTAATACTTTCTAAAGAACCAGAAACAGCAATGTTTCCGGTAGCACCTGTTCCAACACTATCACTAATGAGCAGTTGTGGTGGATCGATAATATCAAAATTTTGTCCGGAAGAAAGAACCTCAACGTCTTCAATTTTGCCATAGTAAACAACATCTGGTGCCTTATAATTTAATATTTCAACACCATTAATTAAAATACCAGTATATCCAGGTTCAGTAGGTGTTAACTGTCCGGTATGCTGAGCACGTTTTGGAATCTCTCTTACAAGTTTTTGTGATTGTAAATCCTTACCTTGGAAAACATATGGTTTTAATGTATTATTAGATACTGTAACTGAAGATTCTACGCTTACAAAATTGTTATTGTAGACATTATTTTTACTTTTTGCTAACTTGATACTTGTATCGGATAGTCTTTTAACATAGTATAAACCATCCGGAAAGTTGGATCCTAGTGATTGATTTCTAACTTCTCTTACTTTACTTATTCCGTCATAATCAATATATGACTCTGTTGTAATTCCTGCAGAATAATAAACTGCATCACCTGAGTAAAAATTGTGTTTTGCTCCAGGAGAGATAGTCAATTCCTCTCCCAAAAATGTTCCAGAGAAAGTTACTGATCTATCTGTGGCATTAAGTTTTGACCCCGAGTATGATGGGATTGATGAAGATGCTACGAGGAAATTTTCCGAATTATCAAAAACACCTTGAATATTTGCTTGATATTGTTGAGATGATGGAAAATTAGCGGCATCCCCACTTAATATATTTCTTTGAATTGAATATGTTTTGCTTGTATCTAAAGAACCAGATCCTTTTATAAAAATTGATTTTTCTGAACCAATTCTATATACCACACCTCCAGCTTGAGCAGCTCCGGATAAATCAGCTACAGTAACCTTATCATTTTCTCTAAAAAAGTGTTTTTTATTTAAAATTAATTCGTAACTGTTGTCGGAAGAATCTATCAGTGAAAGGGTATTAATAAGATGTTTTGATGAATAATTATAAAACCAATTGTCAAATGTAGATTCATCTTTAGCGTTGCCTAAAGTTTTAATCTGTGCAATATCACCAGTTCTAAAATTCTTTGTATCTGATGGATACACAAAATCACTAAGTACCGAGTTAATTCTTACTCTAATAGTTTCATTTTGATTAGAGAAAGATCTTCCATAAGCAAAAGTATTGATACCGACAGTTTCTCCATCAGATATCGTTCCTGTGATATTTGAACATCCAAAAAACTGAGTATAGTTTTTTGAGGTGTATGATACAATTCCAGTAGTGGTATCATTATAAGTTACAGACAATTCTCCTGCTGTTCCAAAACCAACAGTGGAGTCAACTAAGAGGACAGTTGTACCAGATCCAACTTCCCCGATTACTCTAGTTTTAGGATGGATACCAAATGCTCCACGAATCGCTCCTTGAACCTCAACGTCTCTATCATATCCACCATCAAGTCTTAGCTTGTAAAAACTTTTTGCTGTTCCTACTTGGAATATTTGTAGTTTTTCGACTGATGTAATTGGAGCATATGCTTTTACAAGACCGGCTTCAGGAAATTCATCTTGGAAAAGAGTTGCCTGGTCAAGATCTAAAGGATCTCCTTCTACAGATTCGACAACTAGATCATTGGTAACTCTAAAATCAGAGTTTGATGGTGTAAAAAGAAACTCCCTTGGTTTAACTACTGTTACATCTCGATTATATAATGCTCTAAACAGAATTTTAAATGAGATGTCGGTTCCTCTACTCAGATAAAAATCTTTAGATTGCTTTATGAATAAGTTTTCATTCAGATTTTCAGATAAAGATCTTTCATTGAGAAGAGGTAAAAATTGATTTTTTGTTTTTACTAAAAATTCTTTTAAAAATAAATTGCTCAGATTTATAATTTTAGAAGATGCTTTATGTTTTTCTCTATCCGATTCGGTAAATACTAAATTCTCTTGATTTGTTAATTCTTTTTGTGAAGTGATGCCAGAGAAACCTCTAATGCAACCAGTAAAAGAGTTATCAGTTTTTTGCGTGTATGTTATAACCTCATTATCAATTTGGATTAATCCATAAGAATCTGGAAATCCATTAGTTCCTGTTCTACTACTACCAAAGTCAACATTTATAGTAGTATCATATGCAGTTATATCTGACAGCAGAACAACAGAATCTTGTAGGTTTGTTGTTTCGTCAAGTTTAATATAACGATCAATATTTTGAATCAAATCAATAGGAGCACCTTTAAATTCTAGCGCCTGATAATATGATTTTAAAAATTCAGAAATAAGTGGGAACTCATCCCTAACATAATTGGGGAGCTGGTTCTGAACTATGTTGTTAAACTGAACTCTTTTTTCTGACATTTTTTATATTAGTAACCTGATGAATAACCACCGCCGCTGCCGGAAGATGAAGTAGAACTAGATGAAGGTGTGGATGTAGATGTTGGTGTAGGTGTAGATGTTCCTGAGGATGCACTACCAGATACAGAAGCAAGTGTTGTATTGCCTGTTGGTGTAGTGGTGGTGGTTGTTGTAGAAACTGGAACGCTACCTCTACCACCAGGACGTACTAAGACGCCATTTGCATAACTCGAAGATACAATATAGTTAGACGCTGAAGGATCGACTCCAGAAGCGATTTCATCAGGCACAGTCTCAAAGGTGCTATTTGCAACATCTAATTGTAGATATAAATCTTGCAATCCAATTACATCATTTGAAACAGGAGTGCCTGAAATTTCAATAATTGTTTGACCTGTTCTCTGTAAGCCAGATAAAACATTTATCGGATTCAACGTCAATATACCTCTCTTGTAATTAATTGTTCCAATGTTCCTTCTAATTACAGTAGGACTTGATGAATTTATAGACGGGACAGAGAATAAGAATAATTCACCCGTTTCTCTATCCGAATTAGGTACATCTGAAATATAGACATCGGATGCAATACCATCAACTCTAAATGCAGAAGTTTTGATATTATATCCGCTCATTCTTTTAATATAGAAAGAGTTTCCAAAACCAATTTGATATTCAACTAAAGAGTTGAGTGATACTCTCAAATCACGTCTCATCTGAATAGTTGTAATATTAGATGTGACTGATTCATGACTATCGTCAATTACTTTCAAAAATTTACTATACTTGAACCTTGCGCCATACTTATTTAACTCAGTTGATTCAGCGTATCTTGTAATGTTATTTTGAATTAATGTTGAGACTAATTCAGCTGTGTTTGTGAGATTTGTGTTATAATAAATTTTACTATTACTCTCAAGATACAAATATTTAAGATCAAGTATTTCCGGTACAATACCAGCAACAGAATACTTCTTCAGATTCATCTTTATATTTTCTTTGATCAAGTTTGGCAAATAATCACCAAAAGTTGGTTTAATACTAATAAAAACTTTTCCATATTGAGGGGGAACTAATTCTTCGCCACCAAAAACTGAAATGGATTCTGTTTCAGGGTAAATTTTTGCTGGAATTAATGTTTCATAGTCATTAGAAGTTAATGCTCTATTTTGGGTGGCATATATTCTTGGTGCAAACTTTTTAATTGACTCTACTGTTTCGATATTCTCACCACCAGAAGAAATAAGTCCTGTAGAAAGAGGTGATATACCAGAAGTTACATTATATTCAACCGCATTCCTGTTATATACCAATCTACCGGCAAAATTGAAGTCTGAGATGCCATTTGCAGAATCACCAGTACTTACAATATAGTTTGCAGTAATATAATTACCTTCTTCAAGTGCTTTTCCAAAAACACCGTCTCCAAAAATTAGTTCATACCTCTCATCTGAGATTTCTTGCAGATAATATACTTTTGATTCTGGATTGATATCAAAAAGACTATCTTGAAGAGCATATTTAGCTCCCGTCAGATTAAACTGATTATTTCTAACTGTAACACGAATTAAATCCGTATCAATACCGGAATTTGGTAAAATATACTTTTGATTTAATTCTCTAGTAGATTTTGTGAAATTTGATTCTAAAAGAACACCCTCATGAATGATTAAATCATCAAAAGTTGCAATACCATTAAATGCTGGAACTGTAGTATCCTCTAAAATGGAAAATATAAAAGATTGTCCTGCAAAAGATCCTGATGATGATGCAACAACACCTTTTTTTAGTGTAATTGTCGATGGTGCTGGAGATACATCCGAAACATCAACACTAAAACTAACAGATGCTGATGCAGACTTCCGAGATCTAGGAATATATCCAATATTTCTTGCAAGTGCAACAACATTTTCTCTTAAAGTTGCACTATCAATAAAAACCTCATTTGCAACCATGTTTGCATTATATGAGGTAATATATGTGTTATAGGCTAAAAGATCTAGAATCGTTGAAAGGTTTGATCCCTCAAAATCATAATCCGTAAAGTTGGAATTTGACTTTAGATATTCTCTAAGTGATGTTTTGATCTGGTCAAAGTCCAGATTAGCGAAATTTACTAATGGCATGTTACCTTGTTGGTTGCAAGACGAATTCTAATTGCTGTGGCGGTATATCCGCACCTATAATGTCATATACAATTTTTACATCAAAACCATTACCCTCAAAATCGGGTGTTGTCTTCACTAATCGTAAATTTACCCTTGGTTCAAATCTAGTAATTGAAGATTCGATCTCATCTCTGATGTTGGATGCGGTTAATTCATCAAGATTGTCAAATAACAACCTCGATACTCTTGAACCAAAATCTTCATTAAAAGGTTTTTCGCCGGGAAAGGTAAAAACTATGTTTTTAACAGAACGGGCAATCGCATTTGCATTTTTAAGCAAGATTAAATCATCATTCAAGGGATTTTTCTTGAATGACATACTTACATCTCTAAAACCTTGACTTACCCTTTCTAAAGGCACAATAATACGGCAAATATAACTTATTTATCAACTAATTTACCAATTATATTTTCATATTTTTTGATTAATCGTTCAACTTGCTTTTTATTTGTGCCAATAGGAGCATTTTTAAGTGAAATTAGGATGCATTCATTATCACTAATCATATCACGTTGCCACCACCCATTCTTATCAATCATTTTAGTCCTCAATTAGGATTGATTTTTGAGTTGCGGGGTCCCAAATCTCTGATTCTTTGACTTTATCAGTTTTTTTGGGTGTTAACTCATCATTTGAGATCTCACGAAGCATTTTTTCGTGTTGGTGTGCAGCTAAATTGTCTAAAAAGTCATTACTTGGTGCCATTTTCTTCCTCTTCGGATAAATTTTCGCGTTCTTTTGCTGTTTTCCAGAAATATTCGTCCTCACGACCCATTCCAAGTCGCTCAAAACCATTTTCAACTTGATAATATTGAGTTGAAACTTTAAAATCTGGCATTTTTGGTTCGACCGGAGTCAAACTATTGTCATAGATGCGTATTCTATTGTTAGGATACAGTGCATATTGACCATTTTCAAGTTCAATCAAGTTATGTGACTTGTGTTCAGCTGGATTTTCACTTGTTGCATAGTCAACTACCTCAGGATCTTGATGATAGTTGTCTATTGTACAGATATATGTTCCTTTTTGAATACCATAGTCCCGTGTATACAGTTCATAATCCATAGAACCAATGAATTGCTTAGTAACCGATACAACGCCGTAATCCATACAATTCCAGAATTGTAGGTTAGGTAGGTTCATATCAGGTTCAGGCGTCTCAGGGGCGCTTACAAACGCACTGATAGGCAATTTATCGTACATTGCTGCATACTCTGGTAAGTATGTCTCAAAATAAAAAGTGCGGCCAGGAATCGATTTACATGATACCCAAACACCTTTGACAAATTCTCCATGTCCAGACTGATGATCTGTAAGGTATTCTTTACGAACCCATACCTCCACCGAGGGGAGGTTACAAATAAGAGCAGGCATACTAATATAATCAATTAATATATCTATACAGTAAAAATGCCTCTAGAGCATTCCTAGAAGCATAATTAAAAAACAAATTATTGTGAATACCATGAGGGATAACCCCATGGTATATACCCATAGTGGAATCTTATCCTCTTCCTTGACCACGATACTTTTTCTTACGTCCATTGCGAGAAGTCGCGGATAACAAACTATACTGCGAGTTTCCTTGCCGAGTTTTCTTTGGCTTACCTTTAACGTAAGTGCCGCCTTTCATCATCATAATTCAGTACCTCAGATTACGCGAGTTTTTTCGTGACCAACCCTGATACGAGGATCGCACCAGATTTCAAATCCTTGCTCTTTTGCATCAAGACAGAATGAGACATCCTCACCACACATGTCTTGAACATTTCCACTCTCAAAGACTTGCATCTTAGGAGCAAACCAAGGGTATTCCAGATTCTCAAAGACACCCTTCTTAATTAATACCCAACCAAATCCAGTGTAGTCAACAGTAAATGGCTTACGACGCTTCTGAATGGATTCGACAGTTTCGTGATTCATCACTCCACCATTCTTACGGAAATCATC